GAATAAACTATCAAGCAGTTCGGACATCTATAATCATAAAGCAAAGGCGTAGTCCAAGTGTAGGAAGCCAACGAGCTTCATAATCTTGCGGGTATCAGAGAACTCAGTAGTTGCTGGCATCCTTCTCTCTTCCCAAGCAGGTTCAGGTGTGCGAGATAAGTCAAAAGCATAGATACCTTGCGGTGTGGAGTTGATATAGTAAGGAGTGAGTTCTCCTGCTTGATTGATTAGCCTGCGATACTTCATCTCTTCTATCAGCAGGTCAGGATAATGGGTGTATCTACACTTTAGTTCTATGTATAAACCTTTACCTGCGGTAGTGCAATCGAAAGAGTCGTAAGCCCCTTCACTTTTCTCTAGGTCGGGGAAGTGTTTGTCTTTGAGATAGTCGAAGAGTTCTTGTTCTCTCATTAGTTGTACGGACTCTCTCCGCCGAGTAGGTTCTGTAGTTTGCGGATAGACTGTTGGCATTTACGATCAGCAGTAGATACAGCACAGCCTAGATAGCCTGCCATCTGCTCTAAGGTAAAGCCTTCGTGGTATCTCTTGATTAGAATATCTTTATCGACCACATCAAGGGCAAGGTAGGCCTTCTTTATATCTATCAAGATAGCCAGCAGGTTTCCACCTTCAGCCGGTGCGCTAGGCTTACGCGGTTGCCCATCATTGATTAGGTTCTGAGCCTGCTCTAGTACTGTCCCATCTACAACCGATGAGATGACGTGAGGTAGTAGCTGACCTAGTAATACTGTGTCATAGAAGGACTCATCTCCGATGAGATAGCCTGCCTTCTTAGCCTTCTCTTTTCTAGCATAACGCTCTGCGTGACGGCGCATCTGCCAAGCGATACGCTTCTCGTTTATAGTTCTCTGTAATGCGTTCTCTTCTGATAATAACTCTGCGTAATGATCTGCTCTAGCCATAGCCCAGGCGTAGCACTCTTGGACTATATCTTCTCGCTCTGTCCATTGACGGAAGCGGCGGTGAACACTGCTCGCAACCGAAGGAGCTAGGTCAAAGAACGCGGGGTGCAGTTGGTTGTTCATTGGCTCTCTTATTCATCTCTTCTACGTATCGGTCAGCCTTTATCTTCTTTGCTTCTGCTATTTTCTTACGGCGTAAGGCCGCGTTATACCAAGAGTGTTTCTTAGTCATTGTCATTCTTCCTGAATAACTTATACAGCCTGCTTACTAGCAAGATATACCAAGTCTCAAGTTTGACTCGCCACTTACGTATGGGTCTAGTCATTGGGTAGCTCAGGCCACTTCTTATCTAGCACCATAATTGCTATCGCTGAATAGTTCAGCAGGTCTATAAAGGAATCTCTGAGGCTCTCGTTTGAGGGAGACAGGTTGCTATCAAGGAGGTTATTGATGCGAGCCACTTTGTCCCACATACGCACTCGGAGTCCGTTGAGTGGGCCACCTGGACTGTGAGCGATGTTCTTCGGGCCGTAATCGTGATGCTTGCGGATGAGCAGATTTCCGGCGGTGTCGAGTACTCGCCATACATCTTGGATGAAGGCATCATCTATTTTCTTACCGGCATTGGCTGGCAAGTTATCGTACCAGCTTTGTAATCTATCGAAACTATTATCATCCCCATATCCATCAATAATCTGGCTGCCTCTTGGAGATCCTTTTTCTTGCTCACTCACTTTGCTCCTCCTACTAGGTGGTTTAACGCATCAGGTCCTTCAGCCAGATAGAGGTCGTTAATGTCCATACCTGGCGGTAATTGTACTATTTGCCCGTTAGTCAGTTCTCCTGCGACACGCCGAGCGAACTCAGCGCCAGGGTTTGTGCCATCTTCTTTCACATCGTTGTCACCAATAATATAAACCGTATCGTATCCGCCGAATAACCTTGCAAAGTGTGGCTTCCAAGCGGTCACTCCGGGTACTCCTACTGCTGGTATATCACAGATACCTGATAGCACTACGGTATCTAACTCACCTTCACATACAACTATCTTGCCACTATCTATCATTATATCTGAGACATTATAGAGGTGGCTCTTCTGTCCAAGCGGTGATCCGTACTTAGGTTTGCCATCATCTAATCTGCGGAACTTGAAACCAACGCAATGACCTAACGCTGTGATGTATGGGATAGATAGCCAGCCGGTATGACCCTCGTGTCCGACGTGCGGTTCTACAATAGTGCCAAGTAAAAACTGCTCGGCAACCTGTCTAGATATCCCACGTCCTTCGAGGTAGCGCACGGCCTCGTCGCTTAGATTCTGAGCGTACCGCTGTGCCGCCTCCAGCAATGATTTCGTCTGCCCGTTCGACTGCATCCTTGAACCCTAGTCCTTCCTTCTCCATAATAATATCTATTGCACTGCCACCTTTACCGCAGGTGTGGCAGAAATATAAGTTGCCATAAGTATCTATCACAGCAGACCTACGACGGTCCTCGTGGATACAACAACGCACTGAGACGTTGCGTCCCTCTCTTACTTCGCCACCATAGAAGCGAACTACATCAGCTATGGAGATTGTACTTGCATCAACGGAGCCTTTGCGTTTGCCTTTACGTACCACCCGGCTCCAGTCTTGTGTAGACAAGTGCAGTCTCCTTTGCATTCATTGTGTGCATCTTGCGCTCTGAATAATTGGTTAGCACTGTTCAAGTCCCCACCTAATTTACAAGTATCGCAAATCATTCTGCTTTCTTCTTTCGCTTTGGCTTCTCTTCTGCTATCTCTTCAACCTTTGCTTCTTCTGCTGGTTGAGAAGTCCAACTCTCGGTGCTAGTTATCTGTCCTTGTGGTACTGGCATTTGCTCTATCCATTTCTCTAGTGGTTGTACTACCCAAGCCTGCTCAATGCTGGCGTTGCGTCTCTTTACTATGACGAAGGCTGGAGGACAACCGGGCAAGCCTCTAGCCTTCGCATAGTTCTTTGCTTCCTTCTCAGCTTCCGCCCAGAAGGTAGGCAAATCTAGTTTCTTCCTGTTCTTACACTCCAAAATATAGGTCTGACCTGCGATTATGGTTACGATGTCACCTTCATCCGATGCCCCGGCTTTGGCTAATCGCTCTGCGAAGTGGCCTAGTTTGCGTAGATACTTCATAACATCAGTCTCAAACTTTGATCCCTTTGCCTTGTTGTAACTACTCATCAGTACCTCACCAAAGGATTACCATTACGAACCATTCTGCCTGTTGCATCAGCACTCTCTATGCGACAAGTCGCGTAGTCTACAAAGAGAGCAACGTGCATATCAGCATTGGCATACATCGGACCAAAACGATTCTTCACCGGAGCAATGCGTAGCGTTGCATCAAAGGGTGAATAACCAAGAGTAAGTATCAGCGACGGAAGCTGACTTACCTTACCGTGAATAGACCTACGCTGAGGTGGCTTGGTGGTATCACCATACTCACTCTGCTCTGAGACGTGGTGCAGAACCATAACGCAGGCTTCGGTTTTCCTAGCCATATCGTGCAACTCCATCATTATCTGACGAAGACCTGCCCATTCGTTATCGTGTTCTGCTACCACGTTCATCAGGTTATCTACCACTATTAGTTCCGGTGCAATACCGTATAGCTCCACATAGGCTTTGACTTCTAGTTCGATGTCATCAAGTGATGGCGAGGAATCAAAGACCCATTGGATGTGCGACATACCTTGTAAGTATTTGTCGTAGTACTTCGGGTTTGTATCTAAGTTATTCTCAACCGTCTGCTGTGTGTGACCAGCAAGGGCTGCAGCAACACGGATCATTACTGTTGCCGTGTCTGTATCAGCAGAGAAGAAGAGCGTAGGAACCTTGGCTCGGAGAGCATAGACTAAAGCGAACATAGATTTTCCAGCGTTGGGTGCAGCGGCAACCATACACACTTGTCCCCGCCGGAACTTTATCTTGAATTCGTTTCCATCAAACTCTTTCCACACTTGTGGCAACGGCGTTGCCCTTACTGTGGTATTACTCCAAGCCCGGTCCAGCCTAAGCAATTCTTTCCTCCGGTAATCTTATGTTACGTTTACGACGAATCCGTTTTCTGTCATTGGCAGTGAGTCCTCCCCAAATGCCGTGACGTTCTCTTTGAATACCCCATTCGGCGCATTCAAGTTTGTGGATGCACTGGTTACAGATACTGACCGCCTTGAGTACGACTGTGTTATGACCACCAGCCTCGGGGAAC